ACGCAAGTTTCTTTTTGCGTATATCTTTGTCCTCATCTAAATCTTCATCATATTCAAAATCTTCTAAAAGAAGTTCTACATCTGAATTATCTAAATAAGGTTTATTTTTTTTGTAATACTCTTTTAACAATGTTTTTTCGTCTACATTAGAGTAATCTGCATTCAATCTCACATAATCTTCTACAGTTCCACCAGTTTCTTCCATAAAGCTAACTAGTTTTTCAATGTTTTCAGGTAATTGTTTACCTAAAACTTTTTCATCTCTTAGAGCTTCTTTAACTTCAGCTTCTACTTTAGTTACTTCAACTTCTTTGATTGGTGTAAACTCTTCAGTAGCTTCGCTGGGCTCTTGTACTTGTTCTCCCACTTGAGTGCTATCTCCGGATGGTTCTTCCACAAGAACTTCCTTTGTTTCTCCGATTTGAATGGCATCTTCTTTTGGTATTACCACCTTTGTAACTTCCGCTGGAACCTCTACCAAAGGTTCTTTAAGGCTAACCTTAATGGGTTCACTACTTGGTGTTGTTAATTTTTTTGGAGTTTTCTTTTTGATTTTAAACTCACCTTCCTGTTTAACAGGTTCATTTGTTTTTACTTCTGACATAATATAATATAATTAAATAATTGTTTACTTTCTACATGAAAGCTTGCATACCCATATCGGGTTCGTTTTCAAAGTCCTTAGGTAAGCTATCGTTTTGTCTCTGGCTTATCATTTCACTTTGCTGTGTAGCTTCCATTTTGCTACGTTTATCTTTTCTATCTTCTATAGCTGATTCTTTTTGCTGTATAGCTTGAATTTCCAATTGCTTTAATTGCATATCATACTCAAACTTTTGTTGCATTTTAATTTTTTCTAAATCAGCTGCTATTTGCATTTTGTTTATTTCCATTTGAGCTTTAGCTTGTTCGTACTGAACCTTAGAACCTGATATAGCTTCTTGTTTTTGAACTTCAGCCATCGCTGTTTTTTCAGCAGTACTAGCTTGAGCATCTGCTTGAGCTTGTATGTTAGCTTGTTGATTAGCTTGATCTTGAATAGCTTTTTGCTTACGCTTAACCTTAAGCATTTGATTAGCTAGTTTAAGATTTTTAATTTGTCTTAAATCTATAGCGTCTTCAAGGTCTATACCGCCTTGACCTAATGCAACCTGTATGTTTTGTTCTAACTTAGCTTGCTCTTCGTCATCTGGCTCTAACTCTAAGAATATACCAAAGTCATATAAGTTTAAATCAATAACTTGCTGTAATGTTTCAACATTAAAAGTCGATATAGAGTTTTTAAGTGATTCAGCTGTCAGTGGAAAGCTTAAAGCGTCTGCTATTTTTAGAGACACATTTTCCGCTAGTTTTAATGTAAGATATAAACTAGCTTGTTTAATATGTCTAGTTGCAACGTTAGATGCGTTAGCGGCCATTTTTTGAAGACCTACTAATGAATTTTTATCTTGAGAGCTTCCATCTCTAGCTTCGTTTAATCCGGTCACATCGCGTATCATTTGTAAATAATATTGATACGTTTGTATAAGCGCTTGAATTTTACCTAAACCGCTAGAGCTATTAAGTTCTTGAATAGGTATTTTACCTGGGTTCATATCACCGTCTTGCGTCATTGATCTACCTACGATAGAACCAGTTTGAAAATACATATTTAATGCCTCTGCAGGATTATAATTAGTACCATTACCGAGATCAACCTCAGCTAAACCATCCATATCTAAATAAACACCATCTGGTACCATTCTAGACATTACCTGTTGCAATTTAAGATGCGTTAGTTGAATCATATCTGCAAACCCAACACATTTGCTTACAACAGACTCTATGCGTCCCTTATACATTCTAGGAGCACATATCGTGTAGTTCATTTCAACCTTAGTTGTATCAGCCATTGGTCTAGACATATTGTCAGCCAATTCCCACTTTAATATAGTATTAGTTCCTAAAACTTTAGCACCAGTATATAAAACTTCTATTGATCTTGAAACTCTTTCAAAGTTATCATTTTCAGGCGGATCAAAAGTATCTGGCTTTTCCAACGCTTTTAGTAAACCTGATTCTGTTTGTTTTATTTTAAAAACTTGGTTGTGATAGGTCTTGTATTCAAAATACATAACCTGTACGGTGTTTTCATCGTAATTACCCCAACCTGTTATATATTGTCTGTTTCCAGGTGTTTTTTGTATTCTTTCTAATTCCTCTTGTGATATACCAGGAAACTCTTTTTTAAGTTCTGGTATCGTTATAGATTTTACTTCACCTACGTAGTATATATCTTCAAAGTTTGGATCTTCTGTGTAAGAATAAACCATGTAAGAAGGATCTACATAATCAATAGTAATACCTTCTGCTGTATTGAAATTAGTTTTAGCAGCTGCAATACCAATAGTTGTAAGATCCATATTTAATCTACGTCTTACAAGATCGTATTTATTTTGAGCAAACACAGTTGATATAGCTTCTTCTTCTGCTATTTCAATTGATTGCTTATAGCTAAGCTGCATATGTAACTCAAGCTCTTCTTTAGATTCTGGAACTACAACTCCACTTGGTGATTGATGTAAGTCAATACCTAGTGTTTGCTTTAAGTTATCTAAGTATTCTTTAGCAACCATATCTTCTTGAAGTCTACTAGCGTATTCAGTTCTTCTTCTAACTGAGTTAGGGTCCTGAGAATAAGCTTTAATATCGTAAGACTTTTGAGATATACCATTAACTACAATATCTACAAATTTAGATAAAATAGGTACTGGTTTCCAGTCTAAATTTAAATAAGATAAATCACCATTAATAGATAATTCATCTTTGTATTTTTGTACAGGCTGTTCACCTCTAGCGTAAAGTCTTAACGAATGGAAATTATTCCAATTAGTTAGATATCTATTACCTCCAGATCGCCCTTGGTCAAACCACTCGTACTCTATTGCTTGAGCAACTTGATTACCGTATTCCCAGCTAGCTTTTTCAGCGTCGCTTACTACTTGGCTTGGAAAAGCGCTATTGGTGTTAGTGTATATACCCATTTAACTTATTATTTTTGATGTGACACCTTTGTTGTCGTATTTTTTAATTCCTAAATCTACAGCTTCTCTTCTAACTGGAGCAGACGGAGCGTATCTATTTTTATTACAAGCCATTAATGCTAAACCAGAACTAATAGAAGCATCATGCTTTGTTCTGTTATTTATATTAAACTTCGCCCAGTCTTCTAATGTTCTTTGAAAGTACATATCACCGTAGCCTGTAGTTTTTAAACCTACAAAATCTTCTATATAAGATTCAATTGCAGCAGCATGCGCTTGTTTTATGTCTTCACTAGAGTTTGGTATTCCACCAAGCTCTTTTTCTGTTACTGATAATTTGTTGTATTTTTTGTCAGGTCTATTTATAGAAAAATTTCTATAACCTCTTCTTTTTAAATGATATAATAATCTAGGTTTATTATTCTCTGCTAGTATTGGCATGCCATAAAAAACCAAAGCCATTAAAACATCTTCAAAAAATATTTCAGCGGTTTGTGGTCTAGCTATATATTCTAAAAAGAAATGATTTGGAGGTACATCCTCCATACTAAATTTCGTTAAACCGTGTAAAGATCCATTAGAACCTCTTTTATCAACTGTACCTGATATATCATAACTATCACAGCCAAAAGCTCCACAATGCTCATTACCTGGATATTTAATTCCACCCTTTATTATCACACGATTTTGGAGATTTAAAGGTGGAATCCAGGAAACTCTGAATCTACCATTTTTATTTGGTACAAACATAACCTTTGTATCTTTAACCCCGTTCTCCCATTGAAAGCTTCCTTGAGTAACATTAATTGAGTTTTTAAGATCTTCATTAAAATCTATTTGCTCGTATATTTTTGTTAGGTTAAATAAAGATTCTTTAGACTCATCTCTAAACGCGTGTTTTGTTGTGCGAGGAAATTGTCTGTAAAATTCATTTAAACCGTCCTGATCGCTTTTAAGACCTTCAACTTCGTTGTTCCAATACTCTATTACTCCTTGTGTTATAGCGTCTCCAAAAGGACCTACTACTTCTTTTTTTGGTGTGTTGAATACAGGAAAGCCATAAGAATCAATGTAGCCCTCGTAGTTCCATTCCATAGGTATGAACAGAGAATATAATCCTGAGCGAGTCTGTCCATTGGCATTTCTTTGCGTAACATCTGAATCATT